TGTCACGTCGTCGCTTGGGCTCATGTCATTGCTCCTTGGTTCCCCGGCGAGCGTCCGTACCGGGCTCCCGTCGTTTCCCGCGACGGTTCGGGCTCACCCGCCTGTCACCCCGGCGGGTCGGGTAACGCCCACACTGGGCGGTTGCATTCGGCCCCAATGAAAAAGCCCCCTGTCCTCCTGCTAGCAGGACAGAGGGCTTCAGAGTCTCGCAACTCACGCGGCTGGCCGGCCGCGATCATTGGGGGTATTCAGTTGTCAGGCTAACCGTATGATTTTCTCTCTCACCTTGTTGCCTTCGAAGAATCCAATAAGGACATCCCCGGTTTCGCTAGATCTGTTCAGCCAAGCATCCCAATCATCCATCGTCGCCATTCCACATGGGCCAGGAACGGTCCAAAATGCTCGCTCGTACTTTTGCTCAGGCGTCTCATTATCTTCGGGATCCCAATGCGGCCTGCATTCATTGCATAGACACAGATAGTCTCGCGTGTCTCTCCCGCAAGACACGCAACACACCGTCTTTCGTTTGGGGTTTCTGTGTTGACTCATCTCTCTCTTTTTTTCAGTTGTCACGTCAGGTCGTCAGGCGGCGCCTCCCACAGGCACCTGCTGCTGCTGCATCATCGCCCGCCGCTGTTCCTTGATCTGCTCGATCAGTTCGTCGGCGTCCGCAATATCCATGCGCTCGATGAGTGCCTCGGGCGGAATCGCGTCGGGGAACTTCTCGGCCAGGGCCATCAGAATCTCGGCGTTGTACGCACGCGCCGTCGGAGCGTTGGGACTCTCGGCGACCGTCACGCTGTACGTGCCGGTCCGCATGTCGGACAGCTCCGCAAAGAACATCTCTTCCGCCCGCGCCCTGACGGCCTGCTCCCATTGTTGACGAACGGCCTGGAACTGCACCGCCTGCTGCTGAAACTGCTCGACAGCCTGAACGCGAACGATGGCGGGGACCTCGGCTATCTGCAATGCCTCAGCAGCAGGCGGCAGGGGCTCTTGGGGCGGCGGCAACTCCTGAGCGGCCCGCTCCAAGTATTCCGGGCCGATCAGGTTTTCCTCGCCAACAATCCGCCGAATCTCGTCCTCGCTGTAGAACGGCGTCCCATTCGGGCGGCCGCGGCGGATCAGTTCGACCTGTTTCATGTACACGTCCCGCATCGTACGGTCCCAGTTGTCGAAGATGCCTTCGATGATGGTAGCGCCCTGCCGCTGGCGCAGCGCCAGAGCGCGACCGCTTTCCTTCTCCTGGGAGTCGTAGCCCATCATGTTCGCGACGCCGGAGATTTCCTTCATGTGCTCGGCGCCAATCTGAGCCATCGCGGCGTGACCTTCAGACAGCGGCGTGGGAGTGATGCGATCCCACTTGCCGCCGGTCTTGGACGTCTGGATCACAACGCCGCCCTTGGACCCGAAGTTTTCCAGGTAATCCAGGTAGTCAGGGTCGGCCTGCGCAATGACCATCCCACTGTTGACGCTCTGCCCCAAGTGATGCAGCATGTTCGTCCGGCGCTTGTTTTCCTCGCGCTGCGGACCGATCAGGTTGTCGATGAATCCCAACTGGTACTTGCCATCGTGGAACGGCGCGAACCGCGAGAACGGGAAGAAGTGCAACCCGCCAAGCGGATCGCGCGTGTGCTCAACCATCACACTGCCGACAACGATAGTCTGATTGAGCACACGCTCGACGCGACGCACGGCCCTGAAACGATCGCCAAACTGATCGATCAACAGCTTGGCCCGCCGGGCTTGGCCCCGTTTGATATCAATGGACATGCCCGTCTGTGCGTCCAGCAAGTAGGGGACCGTAACGTACTCTTTCCACCAGAACTCACGCACGCGGTACCGGTTGGCGACTATCCGCGGGTCGGTCGTCTCGGCGGCCGAACTGGGGTCATCCAGCAGGTAACTGAGGATCTGGTGAATGTGGGCCGACGTGGCGGCCTCGCCGAACGCCTCAAAGCCGCCGTCAGACTCCAGGTCCGCAGCCTTCTTCGGATACATCCGCCGCATGCGCTGCTTGGGCGCGTAGTACTGAAAACACAGGTACTGCCCGGAATCGTCGATGCTGTACTCCCACGCCGCGGGGTCCTCCAGCACGTCCCAACAGTCATAGGCCCGCAAACGCAGCCGTCCGTTGACCTCGGCTTCGTAGTCAACGTCCCAGTGCAACCACGAACAGACCGTCGAGACAGCCTTCTCGAAAGCCTCAGACCCCTCGTATTGCCCGCCGCAACGGTTGATGCTGTGCATCGCCAAGTGCTTGAGCACGGTCGCCACGGATCGCAAGCCGCGGTGCTCGGGGAGTACCTCGGGGTCCTTGCGGTTCTGCCGCTGACTGCCAGAAATAAACTTGACAATCGGCAGAATGTGGTTGACGGTGACAGCGACCTTGCCCTGTTCCTCCAAAGCTACAATGTCGGCATCCTCCCACTGGTCGCCCCGCTTGAACCTCACGTTCTCCTCAGCCCGCTCCAGGCGGTCCATCAGGCCGTACTCGGCCTGCCCGTAGAACTCGACGCATCGCGACAGCAACTGCGATTCGGTCAGGCTCGTCGAGGGCTTGTCCTGGGTGTCAGGCTGAGTCATGTGTCACCTACGCGGTCTGTACCAGCCGGCGGCGGTAAGCCCCCAGCCGCTTCATTTCGAGCATGTTCGGGTAGCCGCCGGTGCCGTGGGTGCGGGCTTCGATGTCGTGGTAGTCCGTCCACTCGTCCAGTGTCAACGCGTCGAGGGGCGTGTCGGGCGCCGCTGCCGCTGGCGACTCCACAGGCACCGCCGCCGCTGGTGCCGCCGCTGGTGCCGCCGTCTTCCCGGCCTTGGCCTTTTCGACCATCTGGCGGGCGATATCGCCGGGCGTGGGGGGGTGCGACTTCGCCGGCGGGGAAACCGTTTCCTCTGAGGAAACCGTTTCCGCCGGCGGGTCAAACTCGGGGTCCGGTTGCATCGCGTGCTTTTTCATGTTCGCTTTCTCCTACGCCGACATCGCCGTCCGACCACCGCGGCCGCGACGGAAGGGGTCTAATTGCCCAGCTGCGGCAGCAGCGAACCGCATACCGTAACGAAGCATCACAAATGCGTCCGCACGGTCGGGACTGCATCCCAGCCGAGTCGGCTTCTTGACGTTTTCCTTACGCTCCATAGCGATCTTGCCGTTGCTCTCGACAATCCGGTATCGCACGGAGGTCAACTGCCGCCGCAACTCCCGATCCTCGGGGTAGCTCACCAAGTGGTCCTGAATGTCCCGCATCGCAGACCACCACGCCTCCGCACGGCGGTTGATGAACCGTGACTCCTCCATCGCCTGCTCGGCCGACTGGAAGTAAATCACCCGCAAACCCATCTCGCTCAGGCGGTCAGCGATCCCCTTCATTCCGATCTGGTCGATAATGAACGCATCGCAGCCGTTCTTCTTGGCAAACACCGCTAGGTACCCGGCGATTTTCATCTCGTCGCGCTCGTGCAGGAACAGACTGTCCCGAACCTCCCCGTCGATCCCGAAATACGCTACGCACTCATCGCCCCCCAGCGACGGGTCGCAGGCGACCAGTCGCTTGCCGACACCCGGCGGGGTTGGATACTCCCGCAAATCCTCCAGCATTCGCGACGTGATTAGGACGCTTTCCTCGTCGGTGATGTGGGCGCACTCAAACTCCTGGTCGTACATCGCCGCCGGCATTTCGGCCTTGGCCTTCAGCAGCTCGTCGGCGGAAATCAGGCCGCTCTGGCTCGCCCGCAAGGTCTGCCCGAACCAATCGGGGGATTTTCCAGACTTTGCGTCGGCCAACATATCCAGCGCGTGAAACCCGGCGGGCTTGGGTGTGAACAAAAACGCCGCCCACCGGCTCGGGTCCTGCGCCATCATCGGCCGAAAGATCTCGAACCACACCAGCGGAGCGATCAGCGCCCACTCATCAACGACCAGACCGTGCGCATCGAACCCGCGCAGGCTGTCGGGGTCGTCGGCACCGCAAATCCGAAGCAACGAGCCGTTGGCGAACTGAACGGATAGCTTCTGCTCGTTCTTCCGCCATCCCATCTCGGCCCTATCCGGCAGATAGGTAAAGAGCATGTTCGGATCGTCCCAGACGATCCCGCGGGCCTGCTTGTACGTGGGGGCCACGTAGACGTAAGAGCGATTTGCATGTTCGCAGCACTCCCGAATCAGAAGGTTGATCGCCAGCGTGGTCTTGCGAGCCCGACGATGCCACTCCAGGACAAAGAACCGCGCTACGTGCGCGTCAAACGTCTTGAGTACCTCAACCTGCCACGGGTGCAGCCCTGCCATGAATCGGTCGTGCGGAATGCTCACGAGTTGGCGCTTTCCGCGGCAGCGGCCGCTCTGGGTGAGTCGGCACCGGCAGACTCGACACCGGCAGGCACGTTAAAGTGAATGATGTTCAACGGCCGGTTGGGATTGCCGCTGACCTCAAGCTGCTGTGTGTTCGGCCAACGGCCTGAAGCCCGCCGGGTCAAGATCATCTCAATGGCGGACATATCGGGCGGGTAGTAGGTTTCGCCCGTCTCGACGCGGTAGACTTTGCCGTCTTTCTTGGTGGTTTTCTTGTAGGGAACGCTGAACCCTTCCGCCCTGCGGAGGAGGGAAGCCTCAGCGGTCTCTACCATCTCGCCATCCCAGATCTCAACGCCGCGCACGATGGCCTCGGCGAACTCGGGATATTTCTGCTTCCAGTTGTAAATTGCTCTGCGCGATGTGCCGAAAAACTCAGCCAGGGCCGTGCTATTGAAGCCCTTGCTGGCGCACAGGCGGAACGCCTGCTTGCACATCGTCGGCTGAAATTCCACATTCCCAGACATTACCGACCCCCATGCAAGCCGAACGAACCGACGCCCTGCGCCGGGCGCATCCGCGTCACGAGCCACGGGCGTCCCGACGTTGCCCGGTTGGCCTCGTACTGCGCGGCAGCCGCCGCGGCCACCAGTGCGGCTCCGGCCGCGTTGTAGTGCGGGTCATCGGCGGCCGCACAGTAGGCGGCGGCGAACGTCGGCACGTCATCATTGAACGTGCTCTTGTTCGTCATCGCGAACCACGGGTCATAGCACGCCGTGCGCGTGGCAATCCCCAGACCGACCAACCCTGCGTTAAACTGCCGGATCGCCGCGGCCTCGTAACTCGAGGCCAGTCCGGGCACCGAGTAGGGCGGCAGGCCGATCAGCAGAACGCTGTTGCCGTTGGTCTTGGCGTCGTCGACGATCTCGGCCGTCCGGGCAAGCATTTCCGCGACAACCTGATCCTGCGCCGTTGTGCCCACGTACGCCGACACATCGTTCAGTCCCATGCCTGCCAATACATACAGCACGCCCCGCAATTCGCACAGGTCGCCGGAGCCAGCCGTTCCGTGTTTGTATCGCAGGTACCCCGCCGTGTGCGTGCCCGCCACGGTGGCCGTGAGGCGAGACCCTGACACAGTGCTGAAGATCGTGCCCCGCTCGTGCGTGAACGCCGTCGGCAGCGTGCCTCCCAGACGGGCGGCGTTGTCGATGGCCTGCGAATCGCCGAGGATCACGATGGGTTCGTAGAGGACCTCGACCGAATCCAGCGTCACCGTGCCCGCACTGGTGATTTTCAGGTACGTCGGTGCCGCAATCGTCGGGTTGGCCGTCGCCCGGGCGGCCGCTGCGGCCGAAGCGTGGTGCACCAGAATCCGGTCAGTTTCGCCTGCACCGGCGTACTGGCCGTCCGTCACGTTGCAAAACAGGCAGCCGATCTTCCCGCTCGACTGGACGTTCAGGTAGATGTCGAAATCGTCGGCGCTCTCGGAGGCGTTCAGGGCTACGCTGGTCGCATTGAAGGTAACCTGGTTTGCCGCCGCGAAGTCCAGCACGACGGAGTTCAAAACGCTCACATCGCCCGCGCTGTCCGTACAGAGCGCCACCGTCAAGGCGCCGTCAGCAACCGCCGCCGAGCAGTCCCGCAAGGCGATGATGTAGTTCGTACTGGCGGCCACAGGCAGGGCGACGTAGGCCGTGCCGGTCGAGTACGTCAGCGTCTTGTTGACCAGCTTGCGGTTGGTCGTCGTCAGGTCAATGTTGCCCTGAATGTGGCGATAGACCGCCAAGCCGGTGTAGCTGGTGGGGGGTTCGGTGGCTGTTGATGCCGTGTAGCCCGACGGGGCGTAGTAGGTCAGTGCCGGGCCTTGAGCGTCGTTCTGCGTATCAACCCCCGGCCGTCCCGCGTCGGCGGTCACTTTTCGGGCCAGAATCGCCCAGGCATACTGTTTGCCCGTGGCGGCCGTGAAGGATACCGCCGTGGTGAAGGTGACATTGACTCGCGTACTGCTCGTCCCCCCCGGCTGGCTGGCCGTGATACTGACTTCGGTCCCGACAACCGGCGTAAACGTGCCAGTCGAGGGTATCGCCCCCGCGGCGGCCTCCAGAATGACAACGCGGAGGTCCGACACGTTATCCGCGTTGGCAAAACCAGCGTAGAAGTCCACGCCCGTCCAGGTGTACGTGCCGGGCTGGAGATCCTCGATCAGCGTAATGAACGGCTCCCACGCCCCCTCGCCTTCGCCGCTCGATCCGCCGCGATAGGTGCCGGTGGTCGCCGACGGCAGCCCCACCGTCCACGTCACGGCCGTAGTGCCGTCGTACTCGGGGTTGACCGACAGGTGATTCTGCCCGAATGCAGTACCGAATGCAGTACCGACCAGCAGCAATACCAGGACGGCAAATCGTCGCATTACCGCTCCTCAGTCAGTCAGTCAAACGTCGCACGGCAGATAACGCTCGCATCACCCGCGGCGGCCTTGGCCACGATCCGGACGCCGTAGAACCCGTGCAGCGCCACGGCTGCAATGCCGCCCTCTCCGTCGTCTTCCGTGCCGATCGTGCTGGCGTCCGTGGCAGCGTACAGCACATTGCCGTACGCATCGCCTGCGGCCAGGTCCGCAGCGTCGAGATAGTCCTCCCAGTTTGCCGACCCGTGCGCCTGCACCTGGATCTTCACGTCGGTGAGCGCCGCGTCGGACACCTCCCAGCCGAAGCACACCCGTTCGGCATTCGGCGCGTTGTAGCCCAGGATCGTGACGTATGCGGCGGATGTGACAGTCGTAGCAGTCCCTGCCAGCGGCACGGCCTGGTACATCGCCCCCAGGCCGATCGCCAGCAGCAGCACAATGACGGCGAGTGGAGCGAACCGACGAGCGTTACGCTTCATGGCGACCTCCGCTTGGGGGGGCATTACGCCCCACAAGCGGTAGTGTCGCACTATGTCGCACGCCGCTACAAGCGGTTTCAGGCCGGCGCGCGCAAACGTTTGCGCGCCCACCGCCCCGCCTCGACCGTCAGCGCGTAGCACCGCCGGCGGCCATACGGCGCGGTCGAATCCTCCAGCACGTAGACGCCGTGCCTCCGCGCCGTGCCAGGCGCCGCTGCTCGGATCGCGGCGATCGCCCGCCGCACCATGCGATGATTTTGGACGGTGACCCGCGCGATCCGTACATCGACGTACACTGGGTCGCAGCAGCAGTCCTCAGCCAGATCCGGTACGCTGGCTCCCGGCTGGCCGACCGGCAGGCAGGCGAGGACCTCCAGGGCCAGGGGGGAGAGCACGCGATTGGTAGTGATCGTGCTGACATCCGTGCTATTCGTCGTCGTTGCTTCCATGCTTTTCCTTTCCTTTCCAAAACGCCTGGTCGATGCCCCGTGGGCAGGACAGATCGTGACAGGGCGCCCCGGTGGCGGCCTCGATGTAGTCCTTCGCGAGCTGGTTGAGGTCGATCACGATCTCCAGCGTGTCCTTCGTCGGATTCGTCGGATTCGTCGGATTCGTCGTCGGCATGTCAGCCCCAAACGTCAGCTCACCGACCAGCGGAGCCGTACGGCGCTCGAGCTCACCCAATCGCCGCTCACAGAGATCTATACCCAGGCCCATGCTGAGCAACATCAGCACGAGGCCGCCCCACAGTGCGGGAGAATACGTCCACAGCACCGCCCGCAGTCTCGCGAGATATTTCTTCATCCGACACCGCCTTTCTG